AGATTTCTACTATGCTGATGGCACCAAGCATTCAAGAGGTAAAATAAAAGGTGCCGAGGGAGAATGGAAAGAACGCTCCCGCAAGCACCGTTATGTTATGGTATTTGATAAGACCTTAGAGTTATTGTGGTGAAGTATTTCTAGTGTTCTCTGTTGCAGCAAGTTTATTATTAATGTATTGAGAAGACTTTTCATAACGCATAATTCTTCTCATATCATTCAGATAGATTTGTAAGTATCCTGGTTTTAGAACATATATCTGTCTTTTTTGATCATTATTTCTAACTTCATATTCATAGTTTGTGACTCCAGAAACTGGATTTAAGTTAGCTAGCATGTTATTTGGATTTGGGATAGTGAATCCACTATCAGCAATTTTACCTTTTGGTAGTATGAGTCTTCCTGATGAATCTTTTACTTCAGTTGTTTCATAGAAACGAATAGCATTTAAGTCATTCCCATATTTGTTTTCAGCATACTTATAGAGTTCATAATCTGAAAGAGGCCACTGATCTCTAACATTTATGATGCCAGCAGTTAAAAGAACAACCCAATCATAGGTAACACTACCATATAACTTATCAGCAACGGTTTCTGGTCTTTCACCCTGTTTTATCTGATACTTATTAAAAAGAGTAAAAACATTCTGTAAGTCGTCACGAAGTTTAACTCTTCTAAAAAGATTTTTAACTCTTACATATTCTGTGGAAGAGTTTCTAGTATTAAGGGGAGACTGATAAAATAAGTCTGGTAGTTCTCTAAAATAACTCATCTTAGTAACCTACTGAAGTTGGATATTCGTTGTATATTTCTTGATAATCTTCAGCGTAAATAGGAACAAGTTCTGTGAAAGTCAAACTCATTTGCATATGAGTCGGAGTTCCATCATAAAATGTGGAATATGTGTTTGACCCAGTATAATTTACTTGCATATCAACAAGTGCTGCAGGCTTAAACTTATTCAGAACTGGATGTGGTTCTCCACCCTTCATGTAACGAAGTTGGAAAATATCTGGTGCTGAAATGAAAATACCTTGGATGTTTTCATTACCTTGGGAATTCTTTTTAGCACTCATAGATGTTTTCAAGTAACGTATAATATTCACTACTTGCTTTGCTTCCGCTCTACTTCTTGGAAACATGTCAAAAGTAAATGTAAATTTTCTGAGTCCAGGACCATCAAATAGCAATTCTAGGTTTGGATTAAATACTTGCCCAGTTGCTCTTGATACTAACTGACTTCCACTTACGTTTCCACCAAGGGCTCCAACAGCGCCACCTGCTAATGCAGTAACAATAGCAGATCTTAACTTTGAACTCTCAGCACCAAGATTGGTTCCAAGAGCAGCTAAAGCACCAACTGCTTTAGCAATTGCATCTCTTGGATTTTTGACAAACTCAGAACCAAACATAACACCAAATGCTTCAACAGGGTTTAGTGTTCCAGATTCCCAACTAATGTTAGAAACATCAGATAGTTGTTCTGGTATAGGTAAGTAAATATACTTTAAAATTTGCGTATTACTTTGTGCAGAGTCTGCTGCAGTTGGTAATTGAAAGTTTGCAGTCTTACCAAGTGTAACAGACTCTATCTCATATTGTTTATTTTCATCTACTGTTCCATTTGTTGGAGTATATAAATTTTCAAGAGCATCTCCTAATGTTGTGGTAGTACCATTAAGAGTTAATGAACCTGGAACATATCTTTTAACTTGTATCTCCAAATAGTCGGTATCGTCTAGAATGGATTTAAGAGGATACCGTAACTCAATACCTTCTTCTAGTCTATCTTTAGAATTTCTAGAGGTCGTATTTTGACCAGATCCAGCCTGACCATCTGAGTTTGTTGGAGTACCAGCAGATGAGTCGTTATTAGGATATGGTACAGTATCTAGAGAAATTGCCATTATAGGACTTTCTAGTTATTTAGACGAAAATTAGCAAAAGGTATCATTTGCAAATCTTTTACTTCTGATGGATTCACTTCATACATTCCACCAGCAACTTCATTCCAAGTATATTGTCTCGTCTCTCCCCAGTGAAAATTAAGACCACGGAAACCCCACTGGAATACATCAGTAACTGCAACAAAAGGATTCTGATCGTAACTAACTAAGGGAGTTTTTGGATTATATACAAAGATATAAAACTTGCCAGACTGAGGAGTTTCTGAAGTTTCTTTTAGTGCCTGCATTAATTCAATCATTATATCGTCAGGGTCTTCATTTCCAACCAAATTCTCAGAGACATCACGAATACGATTACGGTTGGTATCAGTATCCGTAGGTCTTTTATTCTTCTGCTCTTTGACGGTTTTTCTTGGCATTACTTGATACCGAGTTCTTTCTCTGTGAAGACTCTAAACTCATAACCTCTGTCAAGACACCATTCTCTTGCTGCTTCCCACTTTGCCTGGTTTCTGGCGTATTCATATGCTTCACGAATATAACCTTGAGTTTGTCTCTTTGGTTTTGGTGGTGGAGCAGTTTGTCTCTGAGGTTTGATTTCAATAATATATTTTTTAATTTGCCCAGTAGACTCTTTTACTTTAATGTAAAAATCTGGAAAGTATCTATGTGGTTTATTATCCACTGGAGAACGATACCACACATACATTTCTTCACTTCCCCATTCTAAAATGTTGGGTCTTGTATCACAATAAACCATAAACTTTCGTTCCCAGAGAGAACGATATATGATATTGGATGGGTCACCTTTGTATTTTTGTGGGTAAGAAGGTTGATATTTACCGCTATATGCCATCTAAATACTTAATAATATAAGACTCGTATAAGGTATTTAGAGTGGTAAGACCCCGCAGAATATCTGATTTCAAACCAACGCTAACCAATCTAGCACAAACTTCTCACTATCAAGTTATCTTCGGTGGACTTCCTCTTCCACTAAGACAACACTTGAATGTTAGAGGAGTTGGATATAGATTTATTACAGAAACATCTGGTCTTCTCTGCTATTCTGCTTCTCTTCCTGGAAGTTCCTTAGCAACTGCAAACATAAAGGGTAACTTTATGGGTGTTGTTGAGAACATGGCACACACTAGATTGTTTACTGAAATATCTCTAGACTTTTATGTTGATAGTGAATATAAAACTATGAAGTTTTTGGAACACTGGATGGAGTTTATTGGTAGTGGTTCTGGAGTTAATACGGCTAATGATGGGTATTATTATAGAATGATGTACCCAGAAGATTATAAGTCTAATCAAACAAAAATTATTAAGTTTGATAGAGACTATAAGGAAGAACTTGAATACACATTCTGGGGACTATTTCCTAGGGATTTATCTTCAACAACCGTTAATTACCAGTCATCTGAAATATTGAAAGCATCTGCTCGTTTCAGTTTCGATAGGTATATTGCTGGTAGAGCAGATAGTTATTCTGCTTTTAGAGGAACGAGTAATAATAAAAAAGAAGAAGGAAATCCATCAGGACAAGATACCACACAGAGGTATGTTCCTGTTTCTGCAGGTGCTGCATCTGCTGGTGGCGTAAGATTCATCCCAGAGGGAATGACATATGCAGAAGCACTCAATCAAGGAAAGATATACAGTGATGTATATGGCACTAGACCAGCACGATAAATATTTCTAACTGAACTTTTTGGGTTATTATGCCTTTACCAAAGATCTCTACACCAACATATGAGTTGGAACTACCTTCTACTGGAAAGAAAATAAAGTATAGACCATTTCTAGTTAGAGAAGAAAAAATTCTTATCATCGCCATGGAAAGTGAAGATGATGGGCAGATTGCTTCTGCAGTAAAAGATGTAATCTCAAGTTGCATTCTTACCAGAGGTATAAAGATTGAACAACTATCTACTTTTGATATTGAATATTTGTTCCTCAATATTAGGGGAAAATCAGTAGGAGAAGAAGTTGAAGTTATTATTACTTGCCCTGATGATGGAGAAACTCAAGTTCCAACTATTATCAACTTGGATGACATTAAGGTAAATGTAAGTAAAGATCACAAGAAAGATATTAAGTTAGATGATAATCTCATTCTGAGAATGAAGTATCCTTCGATGGAAGAGTTTGTTAAAAACAATTTTAGTACTGAAGAGATTGGTCTTGAGAATACTTTTGATCTCATTTCTTCATGTATTGAACAAGTTTATTCTGAAGATGAGTCTTGGTCCGCATCTGACTGTACTAAAAAAGAACTCAAAGAGTTTCTTGAGCAGTTGAGTTCAAAGCAGTTTAAAGAGATTGAAACTTTCTTTGAAACTATGCCTAAACTATCACATACTATCACAGTTAAGAATCCAAATACTGGAGTTGAGAATGAAATTGTGTTGGAGGGATTGAACTCTTTTTTCGTATAGGTATGGCTCACGAAGATCTTGAGTCATACTTTAAAGTCAATTTTGCCTTGATGCAGCATCATAAATACTCTTTGACAGAGATTGAAAATATGATACCTTGGGAAAGAGAAGTTTATCTGACTTTCCTGAAACAATATATTGAGGAAGAAAATCTAAAACAAAAGCAAGCTGAATTAAATGGCTGAGTTTTCATCGCCAATCGCAGGTGGGTTAAGAATAAGAAGGACTAGAATTCCTTCTTATACATTCCTAAATCGCCCTCAAGAACAACCAAGGGAGGATTTTGGAACTACTCTTGCCCTGCAACAAAATAGAATTGCTATTGATAATATAAATTCATCATTATTAAATGTATCTGCTCAGGTATCATCATTAAATAATTCCCTTCAGGGAATTGCTATGCAGATGAGAGAAACATCTGCATTAGAACAAGCAAAGGAAAATCAAAAGCAAAGACAAGAAACGATATTAGCAGAACAACAACTTAGAGAGGGAAAGGAGAGTGTAGTTGAAAGGAAGATGCAGAATGCTCTCCTTACTCCTGTAACAAAAATTGCTTCAAAAGCATCATTTACTCTTGGAAGACTTGGTAGTCTATTTACTATTCTTCTTGCTGGATTCCTTGGGAACGTAGCAATCCAAACTATTGGTGCATTAGTTAGTGGTAATAAAGAAACATTAGAAGAACTTAAGAAAAAGTTTTTAGATAATATAGGTAT